CTCCTAAGTAGTGCGCCCCTGCTTCTCCATAGGTTGCTTATGTCTACATCCATGTATGTACTAAAGGGTCTGTCGTTGAAGGGTCTAGCATCAACTGTGTAAGAATAAATAGTATCATCGTCAAGACTTTCATAGACCGTCCTCTGGTTAACCACAGAAGTCTCTATCTGGTTCTCGTGCATAAACCATACGGTATCTCCAACCTGTAGATTACGTACTCCCATTATAAATCACCCTCTCAGACATAGTTAGTTCTCCTTAGTGTGTCTCAGCCCAATTGTTACCTACTTTGTATTCTCCGTCCAGTGGACACTTAAGCCCTAGCTGGATTCCTGCTGCCTTGATGCACTCGACTGCTAGGTAGCCTAGTTTATCCGCCTGATCCTCACGAACTTCCATCTGGAATTCATCGTGAATGTTACCTACGAACTCATAGTCTATACCCCATAGTATAGCATAATTATAAAGTATAACCAGAGCTTTTTTCATAACTATTGCACCAGCCGACTGTAGTAGCAAGTTAAGCGCCGAGTGCTGGCTTCTACAGTGCAACATGCGTCCGTCTAAGCCCTCCACTAGCCCTCTATGATTCGGCCCTATCTTCTTCAGTTCCGCTAAGGCCGGTGTATTCTCTAGGAATTTCCCCTTTAAGATTCTCCCTTGATTCCTGGAACCACCTACGATACTTCCGATCTTAGCGTCCCCCGCTCCATATAAGAAAGCATAAATAAAGGTTTTCGCTTGGTCTCTATTAGAGAGTCCTGCTGCCTTCATGTTTACGGTATGAATGTCGCCCTCAAGTAGATCCTTAATGTACTGTGGGTCGTTCATGTAGTGAGCCAGCATTCGTAACTCAAGACCACTTGCGTCTGCACCTACGAGCTTGTAGCCCTCCTTAACAATAAAGAGACTACGGCACTCTACACCATAGGATGAACCTGAAGCAGGCACCTGAGCCAAGTTAGGCCCACTGTGGGTCATGCGTCCCGTAACGGCACCACAGGGGTCAACGTAGCCATAGATCCTTCCGCTTTCAGAGTCATAAGCCCCTATCCATTTCTCCACCATAGCCCTACGCTTCTCAAGCATAAGATACTCAGAGATCAAAGTGACCTGAGGGATTCCTTTAACCCCCTCCAGAACTACTTCGTCCACTTGCGGCGTCAGTAGAGTCTTATCTCTTAATAGCTTAGACTTCTCCATAGACTTCTTAGTGAACACCTTAGGCACCCACCCGTAGTACTTAAGGTGTCTGGCGATCTGCTGCCGACTACTTAAGGAGAACTCTGGGTAGTCTACCCTAGTAAACGCACCGCCTACCGTCGCTAGTTGCTCACCTAAGAACTTGAGGCCCACCACGGATAACGTGCCGTCCTTCTTGATCTTAGGGGTCACTGTCTTAATAGCCACCGGCAGAGGCACGAAGACTTCTCTGACCTCCTCCCGCAAGTCTAAGGATCTCTCCTTAAGAGTTCCCAGAAGCACGTAGGCACCTTTAATGTCAAAGCGCCACCCCGCTTCCATTTGCTTATTAATGATAACCGCCGTGTCCTGCTCAAGAGCTAAGGGCGCATCAGCCATGTTACCTTCGTCCCTTAAGACCTTTAAGACCCGTTGTGTGACCCTTACGTCCTGCTTGCAGTACTCAAGCATCTCAGGAGTATAGGTGTCCCATCCGCCAGCGTAATCTCCCTTAGGGAAGCCTAGACGCTCTCCCCAAGATTCTAAGGAGTGCCCACCTAAGCGTGAAGGGTTATCGAGGCGCGACATAACTAAGGTGTCCATTAGGGATACTTTAGATAAGTCTGCTCCCCAAAGCCTCTCAAGCACAGGGTAGTCATAGCCTAGACCATTGTGGGCATACAGGGAAGAACCTTCGTGCTCCTTAAGGAAGCTATTGAACTCCTCAGGGTTCGTAAAGACTTCCAAAGGCTGCCCCTTGATGCCTAAGACGACACAATGAATCACATCAGGCTTTAGGCTATCAGCTTCTATGTCCAGCGTGATGTCTTCTTTAGGCACTCTAAAGGTCTCCCGACATTTGACTACTTGGCTGCGCTACCTCGACCATGCGTCCGGTCATCTTACTGTACTGAAGGTAACAACAGATTCCTGTTTCTCCGGTAAAGCGGTTCTTTAGTATCCTCACGGTGCTTATGTTGCGCATCTCAGGGTCCTCATGTTGCTGGTCACGCTCAAGTGCTATAGTCATGTCAGCAATCTGTGCGATGCCTCCTGAGCCTCTTAGCTGCCCAAGGGTCACTCTGCCCCCTTCCTCATGAGTTTTCCCCTCAGGACGCTTCAGGTGGCTTATGATGAACACTGAGGCACCTGTTTCCATAGCCAGAGTTTTCATCTTGGTCATTATGGCATCAATTACCTTACGTTCGTCCCCCCCTTCCTGATCAGAGACTACAATGCTCAAGTGATCCAAGATCACGATGTTACAATTGCAGCCTTTAATCATGTAGCGCATACGGTTGAGAATGCGATCCTCTGAGGTTGAGCCGAAGTGGTCAAAAAGGAAGTACTTACCGGTGCCCATGGTCTTCTCCCAATAAGGCTTTAGTTCCTCATTAGGTGTGTCTTCCTCCATATGCAAAGGCCTACTGGCTTCTATGGACATTAGGCCCATAGCGGTAACTGACGTATCTTCCTCCAACGCCAGGATTCCTACCTTGTCCTCTGGCTTCGTGTTGTCCCTTAGAAAATGGTTGAACTCACGCATGAACTGAGTCTTACCCATGCCTGTGCCTGACGTAACCACGACGACATCTCCAGCTCTATAGCCCTTAGTCATCCTATTAAGACCGTCATAAGGGTACAGGAAAGACTTAGTAGCCCTACGTTCCACAATGCTATCCCATGTGTCCACGCCAGCCACTACGCCATCAGGTCTGAATATCTTAGCGTCCCAAAAGGCACTCATGAATGCAGGAATCTGCTTACCCGCGACCAGCATAGCCCCTGCGTCCTTAAAGGGTGCCGGTAAGTCCATCTTAAGTACCTTTCCAGGAGTCAGGATCTCCTTACATGCGTCGTAGGCTTTCTGGCCTTCAGTGTCCATGTCGAAGCAGAAGCGAATCTCCGTGTATCCCTCAAGGAACTCTAGGTTATCCTTAATGCAATCCTTAGCACCTCCTGCTCCGTTACGTACTGAGACTACATCGAACTTACCGGAGAACATCTCGGACACCGCAAGCACATCGAGTTCACCCTCAACAACCGTAAGCTTACCTTTGCCTGAACATGTGTTCTGACCAAAGAGTAGCGTAGATGCTGAGGTGTCACCTGTCTTATAGAACTTCTTGCCTTCCACAGTACGTACTTTAGACTGCACAATGTTCTTATTAGAATCATAATAAGGATAATGGTGCTTACTTATTTTACCTGTGGTGTCGAACTCCACGGTTACTCCGTACTTTCTACAGACCTCTTCCGAGATCCTTCGTTCTGGTATTCCTGATATTACACCTGTCATTTCTAGTGCCCTTGGTTTGCTGTGGGAAAACTGAGGGGGACTTGCGCCCCCTTCAGTAGGCCCCTCTCTGTAGCCGCAAGATCCCTTGAAGCAGTACGCATGTCCGTCAGTGTACCGCGCCAAGTTATCCTTTGAACCACAGGAGGGGCAAGGCTCATGTGCTACGAACCTTGATTGAGGTCTCTGAGTCACTATAGATCCTCTTCGCCTTCCATTTCCCGAACGGCCAGCTCAATGACACGTACCTTAGCCATGTAAGTGGGCGTACCATGCACCGGATGAGCCTTATCCGTAGGGGCGCTGTAGAGAACACGAACGATAGAGCCATAAGGTACGTCGCCTACATGAGGTTCACCCTCAATGTCAATCACGACCACAGGGAACTTAGAGCTGAACTTGCGCTGCGGTGTGCCTTCGTACTCCTTAACGATAACACCAGCGTCAGTCAGCGTAGATGCGTCTGAGGGGTCGATTGCTAACGTAAGCATGTACTTACCTGTGTCCTGCCCATTGTAAACATCAGTCTTAAGAACTGAACCGAATACAACCTTACCTTGTAATACTGCCATAAATAATCCTCCACGGATCTTAGTTTGCTTCTGTGTGCTTACCCTAGTATTTTACTAAGGATCGGCTCTGGTGTCAAGCTTCTTTAGTGCTTCTCGATTAAATCCTCAATAATAACCCATGCTTTCTCAGCTACGTCCCTATGTTCTTTTTGTGTGTCCTCACGCTTCCTTTGAGCGCAGTAGTGATACCAGGATCTTAGTGTGCCATGCATGTACATACGTGACATTGTAAGACCTTCAGGAAGCACAACTCTAGCTTGTTCTTTAGCAATGCCTGAGCGTATCGCGTATCTATAGGCTGATAACGAGGCTACAGTAACTGCAGACTGCTCATCTTCCCACCATGCCTTGAGATCTTCGTCCTCAGTCTCTAAAGAATTCTGTCGGTTCTTTGAATCCTGGAGCCTTGTTTCTCTTAAGACGAATCCTAGAGAGTCTGAAGGATCTGCGTATCTTTGTGAGAACTCCTGAAAACTAAAGCTTCTGTGCCTTAGGATCTGCCTCGCGATGTCTCGCGGAGTCTCGATCTCTAAAGTAACTGAGACCATCTCTAGGGGCGACCAGTGACCCTCCTTGATCAAGAACTCTATAAGCTTCCAAGGGTTCTTACCTGCCTCCTGAGACTTAGGGTTGCTTACCCTAGCCATGTAGGCTAACTGCTCCTTAAGAGAGCCTCCATGCTCCTCAGGGGGTGGCTGTGAGTAGTTTACTAGGCGTACTTTGTTAAAGTTCATTCTTTATACCTCTAT